TATGTCAGCAATACCTTTAATAATAATTTTTATAATAGCAATATTAATAGGATTAAAAACTGATGATGAAAAAAGAAAAAAATGGTACTAAAGAAAACCTATAACAATTAACTATATTTGTAAAAAAATCAATCAAATGAAATATCAACAACTCAACACCCTAGTCGCATCAATTAATGCGGTTATTGGTTCACAAGAAACTAAAGTTCAAAAAAAATTATTCCGTTTGTATGAAAAAGTCAAATCCTACCACGAAAGCTATCAAGCCCAAGTTGAAGAACTCCGCCTTGATAACGCATCAACCGATGATAAAGACATTTTATTATTGGATGAAAAAAATGGTTACAAGTTTACTAAAGAAAGTATCAAAAAGCTAACTGCTCAAGTTAAAGAACTAGGGGAGAAGGAGTTTGAGTTTACACCGATTAATGTTGTTAATCCACAAGGATTAGAGGACTTTAACTTCCTAGAAAATTGGACTACTGGTATTACTTTTATTAAAGAAGAAGAAGAAGAATTGTAATGAACGCAACTTTATTTATTATTGGTCAAGCCATCATTATCATTGCTGGTTTAATCGGAATCTACGTTAAGATAAGTCTTAAATTAAAAGAACTAGAAATTCGTGTTAGTATGGTTGAAAAGCAAGATGATACCTTGAGTAAAAAGCTAGACCATATACTTGACCAAATAAATAAACTTTCTATTGCATTGCAAAACAAACAAGACCGATGAGGGACATAATTACTGCCATATTGATAATAGCGGTTTTAGTGTTGGTTCTTGAGCCAAAAAAAGAAACAAAGCCGATAGTAATAACGAAGTACGATACTATTGTAGAGGTTAAAAACATAGTAAAATATAAGAGGGGTGAAAGCATCCCTTTTGTAGTTTTAGACACAATCGTTAAAATAGATGAGGTTCACGATACAATTCGTATCATATCCGATTATAACCGAGTATATGCGTATTATGATACCTTAAAGCTGGATTCTGCTCAATATGTTTATGTAAGCGACACCATTAGTCAAAACAAGATACTTGGAAGGGGATATGGAGGACATTTCGTAGAGAAAACCATAAGAATAGAAACCACCAAGACATTACCTTCTAAATTTGCGGTTTATTGGGGTGTTTTAGGCGATTATAGGGAGTTTGACAAGAAAGTAGGGTTTGGCTTTGGGTTAGCTTTTAAGATGCCTAAAAATGGCTTATTTACGTTAGGTGCAACTACTAATCAATATTCAATAGGAATTTATAAAAAGTTATAATATGATACCAATTAAATTTAAGGAATTTGCTTCAAATCCTGTTGTGGGTACTTTGTTTGTTGTTTTAGTAGCCATTGGCTATTTATATGTTGATGTGCGTTCTACCTTTCAAGGTCAGGCTAAAAATCAAGATGTAAAGATTGAGAAACTAGAAACTAGGCTGGATGTGGTTACAAATGCTTTACGCAAATGTGATTCAAGTTTAGCAGCAGCAAGTACCAAACTTTCTACTTTGGAGCAATTAGGTAAAATTCAAAAGATTAACTAATGAAATATTTATTTATTTTATTCTTATTTGGTTGCGGAGTACAAGCACAAAAGATTGATAAGGATATTGAGTTTGAGGAGTTAATGAAGCAAGTAGATGCAACCAATGCAAAATCTGCAACAGTTATAGCAAAGGCAACTAAAAAGGAAAAGCAATTAGTTACAGATGCAGTTGCAACCATTACCCAAATGAAAAGCGAAATTAGTGAACTAAAAAATGGGGTTGTGCAAATAAGGATAGACACTATTTATATTCACGATACAGTTCTAATTAAAGAAAAAAAGAACTTTTGGGGTAAGACTAAAACTGATACAACTAATTAAGATGAAGCAATTTTTTACAGAAGATAATGGAAGGTTATCTATGAAGCGTTTATGTGGTTTGTTGTGTGTTGTAGCGTTATGCATTACAATGTATCACAATTCATTTAGTGATTTAAGTAAAGCACCTAGTGAGGCTTTAGTGTATGCAGTATCTGCATTAGCTTTTGGATGTTTAGGATTAACAACTGCTGAAAAAATATTTAAAAAAGATTAATATGAAACTATCAGAACACCTAGATTTATCAGAAGTAATTAGAAGCGAAAGTGCTAAAAGAAATGGCATCAGTAATATGCCAACAGAAGCACATATTGCTAATTTTAAGTTATTAGCAGAAAAAGTATTTGAGCCTATTAGAACAAACTTTAGATGTCCTATACATATATCTAGTGGGTATAGGTCAGTTGAACTTAATAAATGCATTGGCGGTTCAGCAACAAGTCAGCATTGTCAAGGTGAGGCTATTGATATTGATATGGATGGTACAGCAAATGGGGTAACTAACAAAATGGTTTTTGATTATATTAAAAATAACCTAGAATTTGACCAATTAATTTGGGAATTTGGTACTGATGAAAATCCTGATTGGGTTCATATATCTTATGAAAGTACAGGTAAGCAAAGAAAACAAATTTTAAAAGCAACTAAAACTAATGGAAATACACACTACAAACAAATATAATGCTACAAACAAAACGGAGGAGGCTATACTTTGATATTGAAGTATCGGCAAACATTGGTTTATTTTGGCAGTCAGGTTACAAATTACAAATAGGTACAGAGAACATAATTAAAGAACGAGCAGTGATTTGTATCTGCTATAAGTGGGAAGAAGAAAAAGATGTTTACTATTTGCAGTGGGATAAGAAACAATGTGATAAAAAACTATTACAAGATTTTATTGCAGTTGCAAATACTGCAGATGAATTAGTAGGACACAATGGCGACAAGTTTGATTTGTCGTGGATTAGAACTAGATGTTTATTCCATAATATACAGATGTTCCCTACATACAATACAATAGATACATTAAAAGTTGCTAGGTCTAAATTTAGATTCAATTCAAACAGGCTTGATTACATAGGTAAGTTTTTAGGGTTAGGTCAAAAGAATCATACCAACTTTGATTTGTGGAAGGATATAATGTTGAAGAATGATAAGACTGCAATGAATACAATGATAGACTATTGCATTCAAGATGTCGTACTATTAGAAAAAGTACACAAAGCATTAAACAATCACATACCTGCTAAAACACATTATGGTGTTATTTTTGGACAGGATAAAGGTAGCTGCCCTGAATGTGGAAGTGATGATATTATAATTAATCAAAGAAGAACGACTGCAGCAGGGGTTAAAAAAATTCAATACATTTGTAAAACCTGCAATAAAATGCACTCTAAAACTGATAAATAATGAGCAAACTATTATATTCAATCATAGATGATTTGTTATACAGAGAAGAAAAAGGTCGTATGGAATATGGGACAACTATGGATAGAAAGGATTTAACAGAACAGGAATGGTTACAACACGCATACGAAGAAGCATTAGATTTAGCAATCTATTTAAAAAAAATTATAAAAACTAAACAAGATGAAAATGCCAAAGGGTTTTAGCAAATGGACATTAAGCGAACAAGAATTATGGCTAGTTAATAGACTGCAGGAATACTATGCAGTTGAAAGTCAAATTACAAAGATGTTAGCCAAGATAAGAGGCGGTGAAAGAATACAAGTTAAAGAGATTGATAGACCTGATGAAGCATTATTAAAGTCGTGAAGATTACAATCATATATCGTAAACTAGGTAAGGAACAGGCTTATGGCATTTCATCAAGTGATGGGGTTATTGAGATTGATGAAAGGCTAAAGGGTAGAAAGATGATGGAGGTTTTAATCCACGAACTGATGCACTTGACAAATCCAAAGGATAGTGAACAGACTATCATTCGTAAGAGTGTTTTAATCACTAAAGTTTTATGGAAGGAAGGTTATCGTAAGATAGATGATACTATTGATTTGCCTTTGCAGGATGGTAGTATATAAGTGCGTTAAGCAGTCGCACCCCTGCGTTCATATTTATACTCTAGTATAAATTGTCATTTGGTCAAAATCACCTTCTTCTTCAGACCATTTAAAATCTATATGATTAAGTCTTTCACCATAGTTATTAATAATTCTTTTAATTACTTTATCCAAATCTCTTAAATCTTTAAAGTGGCTAAAGTCATCTAAATCCCAATCATTATTTTCTTTGTTGGTGTAAATCATTAATTCATAAGTTATAAAATAATCAGGGTCATCCCAACCCATTTTAGGTAATTGTTTCATAATTACCTTGATTTCATTTTTGATAGTTTTACTTATCATAATTGGTTTTACAGTTTTAAGTGTGTCTCACTTGTTTTTGGTTAATGTTTCAAAGAGCATAATTAATTTCTTAATTATAAAACAATATACAACTTATAAACGACATATCCAAATTTATTACACAAATGGTAATATAAAAGGATAAGCGGTAAATACTAAATTTTTTAGTATGTCCGGTTTTCTGTCCGGACAAAATATCGGACAAAATATAGGATAATTACCATTCATCCCTGATATTTACCGCTCATAATATTTATGTAAAATAGTGGGTATAATATTTGGATAGTATGTTTAAAGCCTGTAGATTTGCTTTATAAACAAACACAAAAACTATGAAACAAAAACTAACAAAAGAAGAAAAATTAGAAATCAAAAAAACTAACAAAGCATTTAATGCTATGATTACAAAATTTAAACACGCATTAATTAATTAATCAAAAAACAAACTATGAAAAAAATTCAATTTGTAGAAGAAACTAAATGGAACTCAACAAGTATATGGTATTATACTACTATTGATTCCTTTTTTGTTAGTGAATCAGGCAGTCACGATAAAGATATTGCCTATGAAAAATTTATTATTTTAGCAAATGGAGGAACTTTAGAACCGGTAAAAACTATTTTAGAAACTAAAACAATTTAAAATGAGACACGCACCTACACCTGATGAAAAATTAAATCAATTAGGATTTAACCTTGATTATTGGAGATGGAAGTATGAAAGCTGCTACCAATTTCATAATGCTGAATACTATAAAAAGTATCAAGAAGCAAGAAAACAATTTGGTGATTATTACAGGGTAACATATCCAACTGCCAAACCAATACAGGAAACAAAAGATTATATAAGATTAGCAGATAAGACAGAAATATTTGAAGAATACGAAAATTATTAATAAATAAAAAAAACAACTATGAACCTAGTAAAAATTCAGGCAGAATTAAGAGCACCAAAAAATCAAACCAATGCTTTTGGTAAATACAAATACCGAAGTGCAGAGGACATCATTGAAGCAGTCAAACCCATACTAAACAAATATGGAACTGCATTAGTAATTAGTGATGAAGTAGTACAGGTAGGTGAAAGAATCTACATTAAAGCTACTGCAACACTATTAGATAACACAGACAACCATATTTCTGTTAATGGTTGGGCACGAGAAGAAGAAGTTAAAAAGGGAATGGATGCAGCACAGATAACAGGTAGTGCATCAAGCTATGCTAGGAAGTATGCACTCAATGGTTTATTTGCTATTGATGACACTAAAGATAGTGATGCAACTAATGAGCATAAGGATGAAATAGGTGAGCAGAAAAGAATGGAGTTAATCTTAATGCTTGAAAACACTACTTGGGATGAAAAGATGAAACAAAAGATAGCTATTAAAATTAGTGCTTTAACATCTATAGAGCAATATAATAAGGCTTTAAAATCAATTAACGAAAATCAAAACAAATAACTATGGAAAAAACATCAATGCAACAATTATTAGAGTACATTAAAACTGCTCATACATTCACATTCTTACCGGAACAATTAGCTAAAACTATTGAAGATATTTACCTTGAAAAATCAAGAAGGGAAATTAGGGATGCTTTTAACAATGGTGAGGCTAATGTATGGAATAGAGATAGAGATGGAAACTTTTTTGAATACGAAGGCGGTGAAGATTATTTTAATAAAGAATATAAAAACAAATAACTATGGAAAATATTTGGGGAATTAGGATAAGCAGAATAGCTTTACCTGAAGAAAAACTAACACTAAATGAATGGTTTAAACAATTAAAAGTATCAACTAGATATAGTAATAATGAACCAATTGAAAATGCAATTTCTTTAAACAAACAATACAATTTTTCTAAAATTAAAAACCGACAAAATGAGTCAACAAACACAAGTGCTAAACCACTTAAAAAGTCAATCGCTAACACCATTAGTAGCATTAAAAAAGTATGGAACATTAAGATTAGCTGCCTTAATTTTTAACCTTCGTGATGAAGGACACAATATTAAGACAGATATTGTTAATGTAGGAACAAAACGCAACACTAAATATGTTGCACAGTATTCACTTTTAAAAAATAAAAACTAATGGAAACAAAAGAACAAAAGAAAAAGTATGGTGCGTGGAAAAAGCAAACTGCTAAAGGTGAAGTTATTAGCTTTACTATTGAAGATAAAAAATATTCAATGTGGGTTAACACTTATAAGACAGAAGCAAAGCACCCTGATTACCAAATTTATGAAGATAATTATAAACCCAAAGATGATTTAGAATTTTAAATATGCAAACAATTGAAGCAAACATTTTAGATTATTATCAAGCACAAAAGAAAAATTTAAGACAATTAAAGAATACTTTAGTAGCATATAATCTATTAGAAAAAGATGATACGAATAGAAATAATAACAGGGTAACAATGAAGAAGCTAGTTGGATTAGTTGAAGATGTTTTTGATACAGATGTATTAGCAAAGAATAGAATGCAGAATACAGTATTTGCAAGAAAGGCAGCAGCGTATGTATTGAAGAAACATACTTCACTATCACTAAAGGAAATTGCTCCATACATAGGAGTTAAAGACCATACAACTGTAATTTATAATGTTTCTACTGCTAGGGATTTAATTGTTACTGAAGAATGGTACAAAAATAAAATTGATGAAATAGAAAATGAAATCAAAAAGTTTAATACCTTTGTTCAGAATTAAAAAACTACTATGTCGTATATAGTATTTAGAACAATATTAGGGGGAGGGCAAACTGCAGATACGACCTGTGGGATGCCTGAACCCTATTTTTATTATGAAAAACAAATCTTATTATTTTAGCCACGATTATAATGCGGCTAATGACACAAAGGTGCTTTTTTTAAGGCATCAATTAGGTATGGAAGGCTATGGTATCTATTGGTTTATTATAGAAAGATTAGCTGATGCCGGTGGTAAATTACCACTAGAATTAATCCCTGTTCTAGCTATGCAGATGCAATCTACAGACATAAAAGTAAAAGGGGTTATTATGCAATTTGATTTATTCAATATTGATGAAGGTGAGTTTTGGTCTGAAAGACTTAATGACCATTTAGGATTGAGGGCAAAATTAAGTGAAAGCGGTAAAAATGGTGCTATTTCAAGATGGAAAAATGGGGAGGCTAATGGGGGGGCTATTGGGGAGGGCAATGCAAAGAAAAGAAAAGAAAAGGAAATAAAAGAAAAAGAAAGTAAAGTATATAATAAAGATTTATTTTTAAATAATATAAATGAATACAAAGAAATACTAGGTGAATCTTATGATGAATTTATTGAATATTGGTGTGAGCCTGATAAAAATGGTAAGACACGATATGAACTAGAAAAATTTTTTGATGTAAAACGCAGAGTAAATACTTGGATAAAAAACAAATTAAGATATGGAAATTCAAAAACATTTAGCACAGGCACTACAAGTGAATCAAGAATGGCAGCCCTTAAAGAGTGGGTACATAGTTGATAATGAAATCCTTAATTCTTTTAATGGAGACAAATTAAATTTAGTTTCACCAATAACATTAAGGGAAAATCTAGCTTACATTTTTACTTTGCTAGGATTTAAGAACTATCCTGCTAAAGAAGAAATGATTGTAATAGAAGATTTTATTAGAACTAGCTATCCACTATATACAATACAGGAATTTAGGATTGCTTTTAAAATGGCGGTTCAGGGTAAGTTAGATTGCAGTACTGAACACTATGAAAAGTTTAGTGCAAAATTTATTGGTCAGGTTATGGTAGCTTACACAAAAAAAGCTAATGAAGTTAGAAAAATAGCAAAACCGATTGTAAACGAATTAGAGCCACCTAAATTAACTGATGAACAGATAGTATCATTCACGCAGAAAGAGTGGCTAGAATCGCCTAGAAATGACTTTAACAGGGTATTTAACGCTGAAAAGGTATTTGATATTTTAATAAAACAGGAAAAACTTAAATTTCATCCTAGCGAAATGCTACAAATTGTTAGGATAGTAAGAGAGGATAATGCTCAAAGATTGCAGAAACTTTATGGAGCAGATGCAAAGGAGTTTAATAAAAGGATTAAAGATGAAAATTTTGTTGATACACAATGTAAAAAATTAGCACTTGTCAAATATTTTGAAAACATATCAAGTTAGATATACTGAATACGGAGTTGTAAAGTGGTGCTATACAAACAACCTTACTGACTGCTATTTATCTATACCTGATTTAGAAAAAAATAAAGACAGGATTTTATTCACTAAAGAATTTTATGAAAAATTATGGATATTTCAGCAAACGAACTTACACAATGGGCAAAGTTAAATTTAGGTTATATTGGAGTTAGATTAAATAGAGTTAACAATATTCCTTATGGCAGAAGAAAAGGAACAATAGAAAAGGGATGGGCAGACCTGCAAGGATATAATGCAGAAGGTAAATATGTTATGGTTGAAATTAAAAAACTAGGTGATAAATTAAGTAAAGAACAAATTGAAAGGTTTTCAGATTGTTGGAAATGTGGAAGTTTAGTCTATATTTGTACTGAAGTAGAAAATAAACCTGCTTTAGTTGAATGGAGAAAAATAAAATTATAGAGCAATATTGGCTTAATGATGAAGTAAATCAGGCATTTGCAAAGATGCAGCCTGAAGAATTGCAATATGATTTGAAGGTTGAAGTGTTTATGGTATTGTTAGAAATGGATAATGAAAAGTTATTTGGCTTATATGAAAGAGGTGAGATTAGATTTTACATAGTAAGAACTATGCTTAATATGATTAAGTCAGACAGAAGTCAATTTTGGAAAAAGTACAGGAACTATACTGAATATGAGGATAATGAAAAAGCAGAGGTTGAACAGAATAGTGTATTAGATATAATGGAAAAGGGCATTGAAAAACTGCATTGGTATCAAAAAGAAATATTAAACTTATATACATTTGAGTTTAATAAAAACGCAAAAGAGTTAAGCAGAAAGACAGGAATACCATATATGTCAATCATAAGAACTTTAAAACAAACTAAAAACGAACTAAAAAAACATATTCGTAAATGATTCAAATAATTATAACAAGTGTCTGTGCATCATTATTTTTTAATTCTATACACAACCTACACCGTAAATGGCATATCAACTTCAAGCCTTTCAGTTGCGGAAGTTGTTTGGCTGCGTGGGTTGGGGTCGTATTATATTTCTCACCTAAATTAGTTTTAGATATAGCAAGTGTATTATTTATATCAGGTTATCTAGGTGCAATCATAGAAACATTAATGTATAAGATATGGAACTAGAACACAGGGAGTTTTTAAAGGAACATTATAATAATTATGAAACTGCGTTAAGTGGCTATGTAAGAAATTTAGATTTGCCGGTACTTAAAATGTATGAGCATATTTATAAGTTATATCTTAATCCTACTTTCATCCTTACCATTTGGTGCGGTGATTGTAGGATGCAAATGTTATTAAGGTTATATAAATACTATGAAAGTTTACCAATAGAAAACAAAATTGTTGAAGTAATTGAACCTGAACAAGTTATAATTAAAAAAACTAAAAAGAAAAGAAATGGCTAATTACATTCATCCAACTGCAATCATAGGTGATAATGTTATACTAGGTGATAACAATTATATAGGTGCTTATTGTATTATAGGAGACCCTGCTGAACATAAAGCATTTTGGAAATATGAAAGAAATGTAAATAATAAACATAATGGAATGCGAGAGGTTATTAGTGGTAGAGTTATAATTGGGAATAACAATATAATCACAGGATTAGTTACAATAGATGCAGGAACAGAACAAACTACTTATATAGGGGATAATTGTTTTATTATGAAACACTCACACATAGGTCACGATTGCACAATAAATTCAAATGTTACAATTAGTTGCGGTGCTAAAATTGGCGGACATTCTGTGATAGGTGAAAAATCTAACATAGGATTAAATGCAGTATTGCATCAGTTCAGTCAAATTGAAGTAGGTTGTATGATAGGAGCAAGTGCATTTTTTAAAGGTCAGTCAGAACCATATACAAAATACGCAGGAGTTCCTGCTAAATCTTTAGGACAAAATATAATCAAATGAACGCAATAATTTATTTAAACTATTTAGATGTTAACCTTGAAACACTTTATAATAATGTTAAAAGGGCAGGAATGCACATTGACTTTGTTTCCGTAATTAACGAACAAGGAATAGCAAATGCAATCAACAAAGGATTAAAACAAATAAACTTTGATATTGTTAATTATGTAACTATAATGGGTAATGATATACTAGAACCTGATAATTGGTTAAAGGTAAGAAATGAATTTATGCAAGATAAAACTATAGGTATATGTGCAATACCTTTAGTGGGTAGCTTTGATGACACAACAGATATAATAGGGAACTTTACAATAAGCAAAGAAGTAATTAAAAGTGTAGGTGCGTTCAATACTGCACTTGACCCATACGGAGCAATTGACCTTGACTATTGCACACGAGTAAGAGCAGCAGGATTATATACTAAATACATTCGTTCAGGTTGGGCAACTCACATAGAACAAAATGGTATAGATGCTTATGGTTATAATAAAAATGAATTAGTTAAAAGTACTTGGGAATTACATAGTAGCAATGTATCTAATTATGCAAATGGCAGCAAAACATATTACCTTCCTTTATGAGAATACTAGCTATCACAAGTAAATTTAGTGGTGTAGGTTATCATAGAATTATGATGCCTTTAGTAAATATGCAGAAAGACTATTGTCTAATTACAGATACAATCAACGAAGCAGTATTTGATAACAATTATGACATAGTAATATTCAATAGATTTCTAGCACACACAGAAATAAGTATGCTTGAAGCTATGCGAAAGAGATACAAGTTTAAGTTAGTAGTAGATAATGATGACTATTGGATTTTACCACCTTCACATATTTTATATGAAAGATACAGGGATAGTGATGTAACTAAAAGAATAACTGATTTTATTAGAGTTGCTGACCTTTGCACCTGCACACACGAAAGATTAGCAGAAGAAATAGCCATCTACAATCCTAATGTAGAAATACTTCCAAACGCATTACCTTATGGTAAAGAACAGTTTCAAGATAATAAGATTGAATCAGATATGGTAAGGTTGTTTTGGTCAGGGTCAGGAACACACACACCTGATTTAGATATATTAAGACAACCAATGAAAAAAATTAACTTCCCTGTAAGAACAGTTATTGCAGGATATAATCTAGGTGAGAAACATTTGTGGGATAGAATGATAGGAGTATTTACAAACGGATTAAAGTTAAACCCCACCATATATGACTATGCAGAAATTACAAAGTATATGGGTGCTTATGCTGATTCTGATATAAGTATAATTCCTTTAGTAGAAAACAAGTTTGGTTCAATGAAATCTAATTTAAAAGTATTAGAAACTGCTGCAAAGAAAAACCCTGCCATTGTTAGTAATGTGCATCCTTATAAGAATATGCCGGTTTGTTATGTCAATAGCCAACAAGATTGGTATAAATGGATTAAGCTATTAACCTTTGATGAAGCAGCTAGGATAGAATACGGACAGAACCTATTTGAGTTCTGCGAGAGGGAGTTTAACTTTGACAAAATAAATAACAAGCGTTTTGCTATTTATAATAAATTAATAGGCAATGCCAATATATAAATGCTCCAACGGAAAATATAGAATAGGTACAGGAAGTTGTATTTATGATACACAAGAAAAGGCTGCAGAAGTTTGGGCAGCTATTATAGCTAGTGGTAAATATGAGGAGACTTATAATGACTATCCTGAATCAGCTAGTAACAATGCAAAGAGAGCATTGAAGTGGGCAGAAGAAAATGGATGGGGTGAATGTGGAACTGCAGTTGGCAAAGCAAGGGCAAACCAATTAGCAAACAAAGAAAATATATCTAGGGATACTATTGCTAGGATGGCATCATTTAAAAGGCAGCAGCAAAATAAAGATGTTCCATATTCAGAAGGTTGTGGCGGTTTAATGTGGGATGCGTGGGGTGGAACTTCAGGTGTTGAATGGGCAATAAATAAACTAAAACAAATAGATAAGAAATAAAAAACCACACTAAAGTATATCTGAACCATTTTGGTTACACAGGTGAGGATTTTATTCCTTGTGAAACTTGTGGAGCAAGGGCAGTTGACATTCACCACATAGAAGCAAGGGGAATGGGCGGAACAAAGAAGGCAGATACAATAGATAATCTTATGGCACTATGCAGAGAGCATCATTTACAATACGGAGACAAGAAACAATATATAGAATTTTTAAAAGAGATACATAAACAAAAACTAGGATGATAATACTACCTGCACAAATAGAAGGCTTAACATCAAGGAAGGATAAAACAATCAAGGTAACATTTGGAACACAGGAACTAACACCAAACGATGCAGCACAGGTATTCCAACTTAACCAAAGGTTCTGCTATATAGCCATCAAAGAAGAACCATTCCAACAGGATGAACTAGATAACATAGATAGCATTAAGACTGACCTAGAATCAAACAAGACCCCATCACAAAGATTAAGGGGTATTTTGTATGTTAGCTATCAACAAGATAACGAAGGCTTCAAAGATTTTATGACTTATTATGTCAGCAAGATGGATAAACTTTGTGAGCATTTTAAGTCTAAATTAGATAAATAATAGCATAATAATAGCACAATGGCAGCACAAGATATAATACAACATCAATTTAAAAAGGGGGAAGTTGCAAATCCTAATGGCAGACCTAGAAAGTATGTTAGCTTACTTATTGAACAAGGGTATAAGTTATCAGAAGTAAACGATACAATACAAAATCTAATGGCAATGAATCAAGAGCAACTTAAATCTATACAAGAAGATATATTAGCAACTGCTTTAGAAAGAACCATTTGCAAGGCTATATTAAATTCAATGAGTAAGGGCAGTCTATATTCAATAGAAACTTTATTGACTAGAGTATATGGTAAGCCAAAGGAACAGATGGATATTAAATCAGATAATAAAATTGAGGTTATCTTTGTAGATGGCAAAACTATTTTATAGTGCAAATATTCCTACCTAACCCACACGCAAATCAACAGAAGATACTAGAATGCGACAAGCGTTTTAGGGTGGTGATGTGTGGCAGAAGATTTGGTAAGTCTGAATTGTCACAGATACTTTCAGTCACATACGCAGTTAAAGGCTATTCAGTGGCTTATATTACCCCTACTTATGGATTGGCGAAGGTTTTCTTTGGTAAGCTAACAGAGAGCCTAGAATTGCCTAAAAACAAGTCAGACCTTAAAATAGATTTTCCTAATGGCGGACAGATTGAGTTCTTTACCGGCGAACGATTAGATAATTTAAGGGGTCGCAAATTTCATTTGGTTATCATAGATGAAGCATCATATATCCCTGACCTTGAATCAGGATGGCAGAATAGTATTAGACCTACCCTAACAGATTACAAAGGGAAGGCAATATTCCTTTCTACACCTAGAGGTAAGAATTATTTCTATAGCCTGTTTATGAAAGAAGGGGAAAACGATTGGGCATCATTTAAGTTTACGAGTTATGACAATCCATACATAGACCCACAGGAAATAGATGAAGCTAGGATGCAACTGCCAAATGTAGTATTTGAGCAGGAATATATGGCTAATCCTAGTGAGAATAGTGCGAACCCATTTGGTAACAAATTCATACAGGATTGCATTAAGCCTATCAGCAATCAACCTATAGTATCTTTTGGGATTGACCTTGCAAAGTCAGTTGACCATACAGTTATCATAGGTTTAGATAATGCCGGTAATGTGGCTTATTTTGACAGATACCAAATGGATTGGCATAATACCAAAGAGAATATTAAAAGGCTGCCTAGATGCCCTATATTAGTAGATAGCACAGGTGTAGGTGACCCTATCCTAGAGGATTTGAAAAGGGATGGAATAGCCATAGAAGGTTTAAAGTTTACAAGTTCAAGTAAGCAGCAGCTAATGGAAGGTCTAGCAACCGCCATCCAACAGGGTAGAATAGGATTCCCTGAAGGTGCAATCACTAATGAGTTACAAGTGTTTGAATATCAGTTCACTGCAAATGGGGTTAAGTACTCTGCACCTAGTGGATTTCACGATGACTGCGTTATGGCTTTGGCTTTAGCGTGGAATAATTTTAGCATCAAAAGGGGCAATGGAAGGTACACTTTTATGTAATTTACCGCTTATCCTTGATATTTACCGTTCATCACAAAGTTTAAAAATAGTTTAGAAAATGTTTGGAAGTGGTATATATCTTATACTATCTTTGATTTATCAAACAAACCAAAAACACAAACACTATGAAAACTTATCAAATTACAACAACAGAAGTAGTACACAACGGTTGTTTATTTACACAACTTTACAATGTATCTGAATACGTAACAATTAAAATAACTCCTATGGGCGGAACTTTTACAAGTGGTGAAAGTGAAATATTTGTAAAAGAAAAAACTGAATATTATATTAATCTTTTAGATTTTGTTCAAAATAATTACTAACCCCCATTAGGGGTGCGGCTGAACAACGCACATTTTATTATGAAACATCTAACAACAGGAACTATCATTGAATATAAAATTGCTAATGGCATTTGGATAGAATCAGTAATATATAAAATATCAGATTCTTTTGTATGGTTCAAAGGTTCAGGATTTACTAGAATAGCCAAAAAGACTTTTGAAAAATATCCTTCTTTATATAGAATAAAATAAATAACTTTATGAAAAACAAACACAATACAGAAGCAGTAATTATCCTTATCTTCGCATTCTTAATAACTGCATACCTACAAAATATTTAACGCACTATCCCTGCTTAATTAAATTAATAACCGTTAGTGGGTTGTCCTTATGGGGGCAGGGATATTTTAAAAACTAAAAAACAAACAAATGAAAAAAACAACATTAACAATTCTAATTGAAACATTAGAAAAAGAGATTAAGAAAACATCATTAGGTGGCATTAAGTTCTATGGTTTAATGGAAGCACAAAGATTAGCCAAAGAGTTACTTAATAATGAAAGAAAGGAAATTGAAAATGCTTTCAGATATGGCAAAACAATGCAGGGAGAATCTAGTGAATATTATTTTATGAATTATATTTCTAATGACTAATATATAACTATGAAGCCATACGAATTAAAACAAAGTCTATTAGACAGGATGGAAATAGAAACACTACTTGAACGCATTAAGAAACAAGAAATTCAAATATCAATAAAGGATTTACAAATTAAAGCACTTGAAGAATATTTAGAATATCAAAAAGAATTAACTTTAATAGCTAAAATAAATAATATATGAAACTAATAGTAAATGAAGGAACTTATGAAGCAGATACCTTATGGGGTATTATTGTTGAAGTATTAAAGCACAGATTTTGGCATTTAAGAAAGCACGGTAAATGGATGGATTAACTATAAAACTAAACTATGAAAGCTATATTAGGAATTACAATGGAACTAACTAGATTAATTTTAGGTACATTATTAGGTGTGGTGCTATTAACAATAGTTGTATCTTTATGTAAATTTAAGGAACTATGTGGGAAAAAATAAGCGTTTGGCAATACCAACAGATATACAATGTTCTTAACTCAAAGGATAAGAATGATACTGACCTAGACATAAATGTACGATTAGTGGCAATAGTCAATAACCTTACAGAAATGCAAGTAGATAGCCTTCCTTTGGATGAATATGCGAAGTTAAGTAAAACCATTGCTTTCTTAAATGAGCCGATTAATGGGAAGCCTATTAAGTTTATACGCACTTCTAGCACTAGAAGGTATAGAATAAACTACGATGTAAGCAAGATGCCATTTGCAAGGTATATTGAGAGCAAGGTATTTAGTGAGGATTTATATGGTAACCTGCACAAGTTAGCAGCGACTATGGTTATCCCACAGAAAAGAAAGCTAGGCTTTTGGGTTGACTTACCCTATGATGCTAGTAGGCATCAGGAATATGCTAATGATATGTTAGAAGCTAGGTTTGTAGATGTTTATCACTCATTGGTTTTTTTTTATCAACTATACAGAAATTGGATAGAAGTTTCACAGGATTATATGGTGAAAAAACTGACAAAGGTGGGGATGAAGGAGCAAGAAGCGACAGAGGTGGTAGTAAGTTTATTGAATATTTTGGATGGCAGTATAGCACCAAACTTATTGCCGAGTACGAAAATTGCACAGTTACGGAAGCGTATGAACTCACTACAATAGAATGTCTTAATATCCTGTCCTATCTAAAAGCAAAGACAGATTATGACAATGAGCAAATAAAGAAGGTTAGATAGTTTTTTAGTTTTTGGTTAATGACCCCATCCCTAAAAAGGTGGGGTTAGTTATTTTTAGACCTTTGTCCTATTTATTGGTATGAGCATAAGCAAGGCACAGGCACAAGCAATAGCAGATGGATTCCTTAATACATTAGGTGAAAAGCCTATGAAGGAAGGTGAGTTGCCTGTGATTGAACGATTGCTAAAAGACTTTGGTGCTGATTTCATACTAACTGCTCAAAAGAATTTAAGGGATAATAACTCAATAGCATCAGGTAAGATTAACGATATAAGGCTGCAGTTCACAAAGTTTGCTACAAGTTATACATTATCATTAGGTTATCCAAAAAGTGAACCTGCTTCAAAGTATTTTGATTTTGTAAACAAAGGGGTAAAAGGAACTAAAAACATTAAGGCAGATAGTAAGACCCCTTATAAATTCAACCCATCTAAAAAGAGCATCCCAATTTCAGCAGTAGAAGGTTGGCTAGGTTATAACAAACTAAAGGCAGTATCTGTAAAACCATATAGAAAGCTAGGAGTAGAATCAAAGGCAATAGATACTAAAAAGACTTTAGCTTATGTAATAGCTAGGTCAATACATAGAAAAGGTATTAAGTCAACACATTATTTTGATAATGCTGCAAAGGAAACATTTGGTAAAAACTTCTATGAAATAATGGAAGTTGCATTAGGTAAAGACATTCAAATTAAGATAAAACAAATAGGTAAAGAATTAAATAATGGCAATAACAATACAAAGTAGTCCTGCACCTTATAGTAGTATGCACGATGACTTATGGTTCGTTTCAAGTTCAACTAATGTAGGTCAAACTGCATTTAAATTTGTGTATGATGTTTATATAAACGGAGCACAGGTAAGTAGGACAAAAGTATATCCATCACCTTCAGCAGAAGGTAGCTATGGAATATTTAACGCATCACCAATGGTAAGAAGTTATGTAACTAATTACTTTGAGCCATCAGGTTCATCAATATTAGTAGCATCTAATGACAAAATAAAGGTAGCATCAGAAATTAAAGTAGGTGAGGAATATATAAGCGGTGGTAATCTAGTTACAAGTTTTAACCTTGCATCAGGTGCTTTAAGTGCTTACAATTATTACCCACCATTATTTGCAGATATTCTATTTACTAATAACAATACCCCATTAGTATTGTCTGATTATTATGACAATTTACTAATAGAAAACTTTACAGATGATTGGATTACGGAAAGAGACAATGACAATATTACGATTGAATATGGGGATAATTTTTATGCAACTTATTTTAAGATTACTAGCGGTACTTATTCGGCTTTCATTGATGTTATAAATGAATCAGGGTCTGTAATAGATACTGCAAGTGGTGGCATTACCTTTAGTGGTGAGATGAACTTATTTAATTGTCAGGCAGGACATATCAATACATTTGCAGGTAGAACTTTAATTACAGAATCTACTTATGGCTATAATGTTTATATTAAATTAGGGGTAGCAATATCTAGGAAGTTACAATTTAAACAAAAGTGCTATCCTAAATATCAGCAATATAATCTGCATTTCCTTAATCGTTTAGGCGGTTGGGATACTATGAAGTTTGCATTGGTTAATAAAAGGTCAACTGAATTACAAAGAGCATCATATAGAAGAAACGATTGGCAGTTAAGCGGAAACACTATGACTAATATAGATTCTTATAATAAGTATAATGAAACTACTTTGAACTATGCAATTCAGCATAAAGATAAATTCCATCTTATATCGGATTGGGTAAGCCAACAGGATTATGAATGGTTAGCACAATTATTTGCAAGTACTATTACATATATGGAAGTGCAAGGTGCATACTTCCCTGTTACCATTAGCAGCACAAACTATGAGTACAAGTTAGAAAGCAGCGACAAGTTATTCAATTTTGAAATTGACATAGAAGTAGGTAAATATTTAACAAGCCAATTTAGATAATGATTAGTACAGAGATATATGTAGAAGATTATAAACTAGATTTATTGCAAGATATAAGTACAGAGTTTACTTATGCCATTGATGATATTACAGACTTTGGTAGTAAAAATACTTCCTTTAGTAAAACAATATCATTATCAGGTACTGCTATAAATAACCAAATCTTTGGCTTTGTATTTGACTTGGGTAATGCTAACTTCTTTGATAATACTTTGCCTAATGTAAACTATAACTTCAATGCTAGTAAAGCAGCACAATGCAAGATATTTATTGACAAGGTGCAAATATTTAAGGGTACATTAAGAATACTTGAGATAGTTGTAGATAATAAAACAATAGAATATCAATGTTCTGTGTTTGGTGAGTTAGGCGGATTTATAACTGCATTAGGAAATTCAAGAATAGAGGATTTAGATTTTAGTGCATACGACCATACTTATAATGTTTCAAATATTACAAGCAGTTGGAATAGCATAACAGGTACAGGATATTATTACCCATTAATTGACTTTGGCAATGTAAGCACAGGAACTTATGGTGTTTTAAAAAAGGATTTCCAAGTAAGCACATTTAGACCTGCTTTATTTGTAGCTGAATACATAGATAAAATGTTTGCAGGAACTGATTATACATATACTTTAGATTTAGAAGCAGGTGATTTAGAATTATATAATAGACTTATAGTACCACATAATCAAAAGATTTTATCTAGTTCAAGTAATGTTCAATTAAAAGCATACCCAATAGACCAAACATATAGTGGAACTGCAGTTGAATTATATTTGCAATTTGGAACATTTACATTAGGTAATTTTACTTTAACAGAAAGCAATACTAAATTTACTTTTACAGGTGCTACTTCAAAGGTAGTTAATATAGATTTTAATGTAAACGCAGAGTGGGCAATAGGTCAAAATGCTACAATGTCTTTAAAGAAGAATGGAACTGCTATTGCTTCTTATAATATGGGTACAGGATTTAGTGGTAATTTTTTCCAAGTAAACTTTAATTTAACAGGGGTAACAATTAATACTAATGATTATTTTCAAGTACATATTACTTGGTCATTAGGCAGTCAGCCTTATGAGTTTAATAGTTTAAGTTCTTCAGGATTTAATATGACAACTACTTCAGTAGAAATAGTACCTATTAATTATGGAGAAAATATTAAAATTAATAATGTTATTCCTAAAGGTATATTCCAAAGAGATTTCTTTTTGAGTATATGTAAGATGTTTAACCTATATGTTTATGATGATAAGTGGAATGATAAAAAGATAATTATAAAACCTTATATAAATTTTTATCCTTCAGTTAGTGATAACGCAGAGGATTGGTCTAATAAAATAGATAGGTCAAAGCCATTAAGTATAAAGCCAATGAGTGAACTTAATGCAAGGTATTATCAATATAAGTATAAAACAGATAACGATTTTTATAACGAAAACTATTCAAAGAAATATAGTCAAGGATACGCAGATAGGATTTATGACACAGAGTTTGACTTTAGTAAAAATACTGAAACAACAGAGATAATATTTGCACCTAGTGTTTTATTTCAACAAACAGGAACTGATAAAATATATGCTGCTATATATAAGAAATCTAATAATAATACTACAGAAGATACAATGGATAGTGTTATAAGAATTATGCAAGTTAAAAAGATAACAGGAGTAACAAGTTGGAATATTATGAATCTAGGAACTGTATTAAGTAGTCCTACTGCTTATGGTTATGCAGGGCATTTAGATGACCCTACTACTCCTGCTAATGATATTAACTTTGGAGTACCTAAAGAGTTATCATTTACCCCTACAACATACCCAACAACAAATCTATTTAACGCATATCATAGTGATTACATAGCAGAGATAACAGACAAGAATAGTAAACTATTAACTTGTTCTGCTTTACTTAATACTATTGATATATTGAATTTAGACTTTAGCAAATACATTTGGATAGATGGTGTATTATTCAGGTTAAATAAAGTTGATGGATTTAATCCTATGGAATACAATACCACTAAAATAAGTTTATTAAAAGTAATTGAAACAACATACTAATGGCAGAGAATTTAGATTTAAATATTAAAATAAATACTTCAGGTGCTGAAGGTTCAATAGGTTCACTTAAAAAACAACTACGTGAAGCACAGGCAGAGGTAATGGCATTATCTGAAAAGTTTGGTGCTACTTCTGTAGAAGCGGTAAATGCAGCAAAGAAAGCAGCAGAGTTAAGAGATAGGATAGGTGATGCAAAAGCATTAACAGATGCTTTTAATCCTGATGCAAAGTTTAAAGCATTGACTTCATCTTTATCAGGTGTTGCAGGTGGCTTTGGTGCGGTGCAAGGTGCTATGGCTTTATTTGGTTCTGAAAGTGAGAATGTTCAAAAGACTTTATTAAAGGTTCAATCTGCTATGGCTTTATCACAAGGCTTACAAGCAGTTGGAGAAAGTATAGATAGTTTTAAACAACTAGGTGCAGTAATAAAAAGTACATCTTTATATCAAGCTGCATATAATTTTATAATGGGTACAACTGTTCAAGTAACTAAAGATGCAACAATAACTACTGTTGAACAAACAGTTGCATTAGAGGCAGAGACAGTAGCTACAACCCAAGTTGCAGTAGCGACTACAGGAGCAACAATAGCTTTAAGATTATTTAGAGCAGCATTAATAGCAACAGGAATAGGTGCTTTAATTGCAGGTATTGGTCTTTTGATTGAATATATGTCATCATTATCAGGTGCATCTGAAAAAGCTAGAAAGGCACAAGAGGCACTTAATAAATCATTTGTTGATGGAAGTAAAAAAGCCAATACTCAATATTTACAAGATTTAGATGATTTAAAAGAAACTGAATTAGCAAGAGCAGGTGATGATGAAAATGCTAAATTTCAAATAGAAGAAAAATACAGACAACAAAAAATTGATGCATTAAATGCACATAATGAAAAAATAAAAGGTTTAGATGTAGAAGCTGAAGGTGAAATACAAAAACAAATAGCTAAATTAAGAAATGAAGGAATCGTTAATTATTTTGCAAATCAATCTAGGTTAAGAAAATTAGCAAATGAACTTAAATTAGAAGAAGAAGTTGCTGCAGCCTTAAAAGAAAAGAAAGCTATTGATGCAGAATTAGCTGCTTATGAAAAAAGAAAGAGAGGTAAACAATCAGGTTTAACTATTAATGATATTGAATTAGAAAATAAAAAAGCTAAAGATGAAAAAGAAAAAGAGGATGCTGATAAGCAACAAGAATTATTAATTGAAATCAACAAGAATGGTCTAGGAAAAATGCTTCAAGATAAAACTACTGCCTTTAATAAAGGGATAGTTTTAAGTCAACAAAATGCAGATGCAAATAAAGCTATTGATGAAGCTGCATTAATATCAAAACAAGCACAATTTGAAACATTAGTAGGATTTATTGGTAATTTAGGAGCAGCATTTGAACAAGGAACTGCAGCAAGTAAGACTGCAGCAATAGCCGAAATAGGTATTAATACTGCATTAGGTTATATACAAGGATTAGATATTGCTCAAAAGGGTGCAAAAGGTACAGGCCCATTAGCACCATTTACAATGCCAATATTTTATGCATCACAAATTTTAGCAGTAATTGGAGCAGTAGGTAAAGCAAAACAAGCATTAAGCCAAGTTAAAGGAGGTGGTGGAAGTGTTCCATCTGTTTCATCTTCAGCACCTATGATGCCACAAATACCAAATGCCACTACAACTAATTTAAGTCAGCAATCAATTAATGATATAGGTAATCAAGCAGTAAGAGCCTATGTAATTGAAAGTGATGTTACTAGCAATCAACAAAGGATAGCTGCAATAAGACAAAGAGCAAGATTTAGTTAATATTTTAAAATTAGATATTTATGAGTATGGAATTACCGTTATATATGTTGGAAATATCAGATGACTTAACCGATGATGCTGAAGTTCAGTTTGTCGCTTTAGTTGATAGACCGGCTATTCAAAAGAATTGGAATGCGTTTAAAAATGAGCAAAAGTTTCAAATCATTAGTGAAGATAAGCACATCATTAGCGGTTGTGCTATGTTGGCTGACACTCCTATTTTTAGAAGTGATGCTAATTTCGGTGATTATTATGTGGCATTCTCTAAAGATACTATTGTCAAAATCGTACAGAAGTATTTTAAAAAGGGATACCAAAACAATGTGAATTTAATGCACGACCCCAACCAAATAGAAACAGGGGTAACAATGTTTGAAAGTTTTATTAGTGATAAGTCAAGGGGCATTGAGCCAATGAAAGGTTTTGAAGATGCACCTGATGGAAGTTGGTTTGTATCTATGCTAGTTGAAAACGATGCAGTATGGCAGCAAGTTAAGGAAGGTAAGATTAATGGATTCTCTATTGAAGGTATATTTAACTACACTCCAAAACTATCAAAAGATGAAGTTAAGATGCAAAAGATTAAAGACATATTAAGTTCTATTAAGGCTTAAGTGATAAACAATATTATTTATTAACATTTAAAGAAAAATAAAGATGAACCCAAAAGAAGCATTGCAACAAATAAGAGCCTTATTTGAAGATATGCCACAAGTAATTGAGCCACAAGAACCTATTGCACCTGCAGAACCTGCAGTTACAAAGGTAGAAATGGCTGAATATTCTTTGGCTGATGGAACGAAGATTATGATTTCTGAATTAAAAATCGGTGGCAAAGTAGAGATGGCTGATGGCACTCCTGCACCACAAGGCGAACATCAATTAATGGATGGTACTTCTATCCAAGTAGATGAAACAGGAACAATCATTGAAATAGCTTCTCCTAAAGAAGATATTGTAGAAGAAGAACCTGTTGCACCTGCTGCACCTGTTGCACCTGCAGAAGACACTACTGCAATGGTAGCTGAATTAAAAGCAGATTTTGCAGAGCAAAAAAGTCAATTAGAAACAAAAATTGCTGAATTAGAGAGCAAAGTAAAACAAGGGTTTGCACAAGTAGCTGAATTAGTAGAAGCACTTTCAAACACTCCAACTGCTGAACCAACTCAAAAAGCAGCAAACGCTTTTCAATCATACGTATCTACAAATGATACTAAATATGAGAGATTAGAGAAATATAGAAACGCAATTTTAAACAAATAAATTTATAAAAAATGTCATTTTCAATTAGTACATTAAGCAACTATACAAAAGAAAACGAAGCACAATTAGTGACTTCATCTGTATTAGGTGCAAAAACTGCTGCCCTTATTAAAAGTGCAGGTAATGTTATGGTCGGTGTTAAATCAGCAGAGACTATCAACATTATGGATACAGATGCTTTCTTTCAAGCAGGTGGTACTTGCGGATGGAATGCATCAGGTACAACTTCTTTCACTCAAAGAACTGTAACTGTAGGTAAGATTAAAGTACAAGAGGCTTTATGTCCAAAAGCATTAGAAGCTAAATACTTACAAAAGGCTTTACCAACAGGAAGTCAATATGATTCAATTCCTTTTGAGCAAGATTATTCTGATAGAAAAGCTAAAACAATTGCTTCTCAATTAGAGACTGCTTTATGGCAAGGTGATACTGCTTCTGCTAATGGTAACTTAAATAAGTTTGATGGCTTCATCAAATTAATCGGTGCTGCAAGTGGTGTAGTAGATGCGAATGTATCAGGATTTATTTCAGGTGCTCCTTTGAGTTCTATCACTTCAGCTAATGTTGTTAGCTTGTTTGATGGTATCTACAAAGCAATCCCTGCTAAAGTAGTAGCTGCTGATGATATGGTTATCGTTTGTGGTCAAGATACTTTTAGAACTTACACTATTGCATTGAAGAACGCTAATATGTTCCAATATTCAATTGATGTTAAAGCAGATGCTGAATTTGTATTGCCGGGCACTTCTATTAAAGTAGTAGCTTTACAAGGTTTAAACGGAACAAATGATGTTTATGCAATGAGATTAAGCAACTTGTTTTTAGGTACAGATTTACTTAACGAAGAAGAAAAGTTTGAAATCTTTTTTGCTAAAGAAGCGGATGAAGTTCGTTTTGCAGCAGAGTTCAAAATGGGTGTAAACGTAGCATTCCCTGATGAAATCGTTAAGGTAGCAATTTAATTATAAGGGGGATTGGAATATATCCCCCATTTTTTAATAAAATAAAATAAACAAAAATGGCGTGTGCATTAACACAGGGATATACCCTAGATTGTCGTGATTCTTTAGGTGGAATTACGGAGGTTTATTTTATTGCAAGTTCAGATGTAACTTCTACAACCGAAGTAAGTGGTGTAATTACCGCTTTAGTAAAAGCAACAGGTAAGAGGTTCTATAAATATGAATTAACAAAAGGAACTTCAATGCTGACAGAGAATGTAGCATCAAATGTTCAAAATGGTACTTTATATTTTACCCCTGAATTGACAATAATTTTAAATAAGTTACAAGCAAATACAAGAAATGAAATTCTTTTATTGGCACAGAATAGACTTGTCGCAGTTGCTAAAGACAACAATGGTAAGTTTTGGTATGTAGGTAAAACAAGGGCAATAGATTTAACCGCAGGTAGTGCCGCAACAGGTACTGCTGAAGGAGATAGAAGCGGATATACTTTAACATTTACAGGTGCAGAACCTAGTTTGTGTGCTGAAGTAAATAGTACAGTAGCTGCTGCTCTAACAACCGCAGGTTAGGTTTGTAGTTTTTCATAGTTAGTTCCCCTGCCTAGTTCTCTAGGTGGGGGTTTTTATGTTATATATATGCACCATAATGTGTCTTATATGACACTAATGATGGCAATATGAGTCATTAATTGCACTTTATGATGTGCATTTGTCAATCATCTTTGAGCCTATTGTCAATCATTTGCGGCTCATTTTGATTGATATATGAATATTTATTGATTGAGTAAAATTACTCACTCTATTGAGTAAAGTAAAATAGTAAAGTTTTAGTTTTACTTTAGTACTTATAAAGTAAAATAATAGCTTGACTTTATGGTTTGTCCGATTATAACGGACTGTTCATTTATTAGCTATGTTCACGAAACTTGAACAACCAAAATTAGTGAACACTATCAAAACTTGCAGAGTTTACATTTTTTGCTATTAGGGTAGTATTATTACCGAATTACCTATCACTTTGTTACATATTTAGATAAATCGGTGACACTAATTCTATTTTGCAAACATTCATTATTTCCCTATATATTAGTAATGATACATTTGACAAAAGGCGAAACAAATACTATTGTGTTAACATTAACTGAAAAGCAGTTATTGACTAACCCAAACTACTTATTTGTGTTTACTAATAGAAGTAGCAATGTAGTAATAAGTTTTGTGAAATTATACGCAACAGATACAAGTTTATATAAGGATAGATATAATGAATTTAGCATTATAACTAATACTAATTTTAGCACCGCTTTAGAAGGGCAATACACATACGAAATATATGAACAAGCAAGTACTAGCAACACAAATCCTAGTGGCTTAAACAAGCTAGAAACAGGCATTATGTGGCTTCTAGGTACTACTATGTCATATACAGAATATACAACAACAGACACTTATACAATTAGACAATGATAGATTTAAGAGTTCTAACATTCGCAGAAGCTAGGCAACCTGAATTCAAAGAGAAGAAAGGTATTGATGGCGGCTACATTAAATATGGGGAAAATAATGATTACCCTGAATATATAGTTGACTTATACAACAAGTCATCAAAGCATAGTGCCATCATTAAAAGTAAGGTTCACTACATTACAGGTAATGGTTGGTCAGGTGAGGCAGATGCTAAAGCATTTATTGATAAAGCAAATAGAGTTGAATCTTTAAATGATTTAACAAGAAAGGTATCTTTAGATGTTGAAATATTTGGCGGTGCTTATATGGAAATTATTTGGGATTTAGCAGGTAATTTAGCCGAGATATGGCATTGTGATTATGTTAAAATACGCACAAATAAAGATAATACGCAGTATTGGTATAAAGAAGATTGGAAGGATAACAAAGTTAAACCTAATGTTATTGCTGCTTTTAATCCTAAACAACCAACAGGCAAACAAATTCTTTATGTAAAAGAGTACAGACCAAACATAGGTATCTATGGTTTACCTAGTTACTTTGCTGCTTTAAATTATATTGAATCAGATATTGAAGTATCTAAACATATTTTAGGTAATGCTCAAACAGGGTTTTCTGCAAGTAAACTTATTACCTTACCTAATGGTGAGCCTAATGATGAAGAAAAGCGTAATGTAGATAATAGATTAAGAAAGACATATAGCGGTGCTGATGGTAAGAAATATATGATTGCTTTTGTAAATGACATATCTAGGAAGCCTGTAGTAGATGATTTGGGTACGAGTGATTTAACTAAAGAAGATTTTGGAAGGGTAGATGAATTAATACAAACTAACATCTTTAGTGGTCATCAAGTTACTACTCCATCCATTATGGGTATTGCAGAAGCAGGTAAATTAGGAAGCAGAACAGAGATGCGTGATGGTTACGAGATATTTAAAAACACTTATGTTAACGCTAAACAAATGCACCTAGAAAGTGTATTTAATATGTTAGCTAAATTAAAAGGTGTTACAAGTGAGATTAAGATTATACCTACTGAACCAATAGGAATAGAATTTAGTGAGCAAACAATAGCTTCACTTGCTCCTAAAGAGTGGATATTAGAGAAGATAGGAATTGATATGACCAAATATGCACCTGCACAAGATGCTGCAGTACCTGCACAAAGTTTATCTGTTAATGAACATATTAAAGGTTTAAAAGGTCGTGAGTGGCAGAATATGCAGCGTATCATTCGTGAGTTTACTAAAGGTAAGATTAACAGAGAACAGGCTTCAGCAATGCTTAAAACAGGATATGCTTTAAGTGATGAAGAAGTAAATACTTGGCTAGGTTCAGAAGAACTAGATGCACAATTTGCAGCACAAGACTTTGGAGTATTTATGGAGTTTGGTGAAGCAAAAGAAAGTTATAACATTTGGAAGTCTAAAAAGCGTTTTAATGATGAAACAGATTTTTATATGTTTGCAGATGTTACACAATTAGAATCAGATATACTTGACCAAATTTCTAAACAAAAGAATATTACACCTGAAGTATTATCAGAAGTTTTAGATGAAGATGTTAATAATATAAAGAGCATATTAAAAGATTTAGAAGATAGAAAAATATTAAAGACTACTGAAACTAAAATAGGAAAAGGTATCAATAGCAATATTGAAGTATCTAGGGAGTTAACACAACCATTAAGCAAAGCAGTAGGTGAAACAAAGCCACAAACAACTGAAATTTTAGTACGCTATTCTTATGATTGGATTGCAGGTTTTAATGATTCAGATATAACTAATAGCAGACCTTTTTGTAAGGCTTTATTAGGTGCAAATAAACTATATAGCAGAAGTGATATTGAGATGATGTCAGCTAGATTAGGTTATTCAGTTTGGGATAGAAGGGGCGGATGGTGGAACGACAATGGTGTAGCAAGTGAATCTTGCAGACACGAGTGGAAAACAAATGTAGTAACAAGAAAAAAATAAGAAATGTCATTAAATACATTATTCATATCAGTACAAGGTATTAAAGATAGAACAGGTTTGCACGCTAATGTAGATGAAAAGTTAGTATTGCCTGAAATAAAAACCGCACAAGATATGTATATATTACCTGCATTGGGTAGTACACTTTATAATAGATTACAAGCAGGGATAACTGCAGCTAATTTAACCGCTAATGAAGTAATACTTTTAAATAATTACATAGCTGATTGTTTGATTTATTATGTTATGAGTGAACTTCCTATGGGGTTATCATATCAGTTTTATAACAAAGGTCTATTAAGAAAGTCGGGTGATAACACAGAAAATCCTTCAATGCAGGATATGATTGATGTAGCTAATAGATATAGAACACGAGCAGAATTTTACAAGCAAAGAATGATTAAATATTTAAGACAGAATAATACTTTGTTTCCTGAATATTTAAATTTCACAAGTGGCATTGATACCATAGTACCTGATTTAGAAGGGTACACTTCATCATTATATTTAGAGGATGATAGTTGTTATGAGAATAAAAACCTAGCTGAAAAGTATCAAGGTAAAATAGGATGCTAATATGAGCAAAGAAGCAAACATTAAGAATCAAAATAAGCTAAAAGTTTATTTAGAAAAAACAAAAAAGAATGGCATTAACACTCAATCAAATAGTAAAACAAATAACAACATTCGGAAACAATCACGAGCAAATTAAGTTCGTATATTTCGGTGATGTTTGGGAACGATTAAGCAATGGTGAGGTAACTTATCCTGCTTTATTTTTTACTTTAACTGATGCTCAAATATTAGCAAAGCAAATACAATACAATTTCTCTATCTATGTAATGGATAGAATGCTAATGGAAGAAACAAACGAGACAGAGGTATTAAGTGATATGACTTTAGTAGGTCAAGATATGGTTGCTGAATTAAGAGACCCTATTTATAATTGGATAGCAAGTGATAATATGCCAATAACCTTTTATACAGAAAGTGACCCTGATTATTTAGCAGGTATTAAAATAGATTTTTCATTAACATTATCTTCATTAAACGACACTTGTCAAATACCTTAAAATGGAATCTAAAAAAATAAATCAACTAGCAACAAATGTTGCTCCACAAACTTCTGATTTAACTATTATAGGAGACCCAACAACAGGGGTAAGTAAAAAGATTACTTTATTACAGATAGCTAATTTATTTGCTACAACAGGTACAGTTTCAAGCGTAGCAGTTACTGAAACAGGTGAGGCTTTAACAATAACAGGAAGTCCAATAACAACTGCAGGAACAATTAATATAGGCTTTGCAGGGGATGCTACTCAATATGTAAGAGGGGATGGTGCTTTAGCTGATTTTCCTACTCAAACAGGTGGTGGTAGTTCGGTTAGTTACTATTTAAATTCAAGTGTTTCACAAGGCACTATCGGTGGTAATGCTTACAAACAATTAAGTAAAACACCTATTGCAGGTGCAGGAACAGATATTACTATTTCCGCTAATGGTTACATAGCTAGTTACATAACTGATGCTAATGACCCTGCTTTATTAGAAGTACCTGCAGGAAACTTTAATTGTGAGTTTTATTTTAGTGTAAATTCTAATGCTCATAATCCTTATGTTTATGCTGAAGTCTATAAATATGACGGAACTACTTTTACTTTATTAGGTAGTAGTCAAAGTGTACCTGAATATTTAAGTAATGGAACTACATTAAGTCCTTATTATTTTGCTATTCCTGTTGCTGCAAGTGTTTTAACTATAACGGATAGGATTGCAATTAGAATCTTTGCTAATGTAGATACTAAAACAGTTACTTTACATACAGAGAATAGTCATTTATGTCAAGTTGTTACAACTTTTTCAAAAGGATTAACTACTTTAAATAGCTTAACAAGACAAGTACAATTTTTAGCAACAGGAACGAGTGGAACGGATTTCAATATTTCAAGTACAATTGCTACGCATACTTTTAATATTCCTTCGGCATCTGCTACAAATAGAGGGTTGCTTACAAGTGCAGATTGGAGTACATTTAATGGGAAAGAAAATGCTTTAACTTTTTCTAGCCCTTTAGTAAGAACTACAAATACAATATCAATACCTGCTGCGACAACTTCAGTTAACGGATATTTGGCTTCTGCGGATTTCACAACTTTTAACAATAAGCAAAATGCTATAACGCTAACCACAACAGGAACAAGCGGAGCAAGTACATTAGTAGGTGCGACTTTAAATATTCCACAATATGCAGACCAATTTGTAGGTACAGTTACAAGTGTTGCTGCAACAGGGGGAACAGGAATATCAATAACAGGTAGTCCAATTACTACAAGTGGCACAATAACAATAACAAATACTGCACCTGACCAAACAGTTGCTTTAACTGCAAGTACAGGAATTAGTGTAACGGGAACTTATCCAAACTTTACTATAACAAATACTTCACCTTCAAGTGGGGGGACAGTTACAAGCGTTGCTGCTTTAACATTAGGAACAAGTGGAACGGATTTAAGTTCAAGTGTAGCTAATTCAACAACAACTCCTGTAATTACTTTAAATGTGCCAACTGCAAGTGCAACAAATCGTGGTGCATTATCAAGTGCCGATTGGAGTACATTTAATTCAAAGCAAGCTACAATAACATTAACCACAACAGGAACAAGTGGTGCTGCGACCTTTACTTCAAACACTTTAAACATTCCACAATATCAAGGAGTGTTAACTAATCCTGTAACAGGAACAGGTACTACCAACTACCTACCTAAATTTACAGGTGCAAGTACAATAGGAGATAGTAGTTTGCAAGATGATGGTAGTACAGTTACTATTACATCATTAACAAAAAATGTAGGAGAATTTAGAATATATCCATCTTCAGGAACGGCGATTTTAAGATTTGGTAGTGGCTCAACAGAAAAAGGAAAACTATCTGTTGATACTTCTGCAAATATGATTTTTGAAACAGGTGGAACAGAGAGAATGCGTCTTGACGCTTCAGGCAATTTAGGATTAGGAGTTACACCGAGTGCGTGGCTTAGTTCCTTAAACGCTTTACAAATAGGTGCTGCACATTTATTTGGGCAAACAACAGGTACAGGAACAGTATCACTTGGTAATAATGTTTACTTAAATAGCACACCTGCCTACATTTATCAATACAATGGTAAAGCAACAAGGTATTCTCAATATGATGGGCAACACGAGTTTTACACCGCACCTTCAGGAACGGCAGGTAACGCTATAACATTTACCCAAGCAATGACGTTAAACGCTTCAGGCAATGTAGGTATAGGAACAAGTAATCCTAATGATTTATTAGAAATAAAAGCAACAACAGCTAATCAAGGGAATTTAAGATTATATAATACTTTCAATAGTGGGGCAAGTAGCTATGGCATTTCTT